CTTCGAGGGTAACCTTCCGAAACTCTAAATTAGGACCCGTTGTGTTTTGAAATCAACCTGCACCAATCTAAAAACTCGTCTTGGAGCATTGTTGTTTTCATTCTGTTCACAGTGCGATGAACCAACTGCAAATTGGCAATATCATGCTTTCCGCCTTTTTCCAGAGCGACAATGTGATCACATGAAACGTTTTCTGGAGTTAATTCAACACCCGAAAGCGAACAGATATATTCTTGCTTTTCCAAAAGTTTGAATAGATCTGCTGCCTTTATGCTTCTAGTTCTTTTCTTAGAGACCTCACGTGTTGATTTTTGCTCGCGTTGTTGCACCACCTTCTCCATTTGCTGTGGCGTGTTCTCGCGTTTGCTTGGTTGACGCATCTTTCCATCGCAACCGTAAAACTCAAATGACTCTTGTTGGCGTTCACGTTTTTCTGTTGCACCGATCTCTTGCGAACCGTTTTTTCTCTGTCTCTTAGTCCGACTGCTATACTCTGTAATTTCTTTTCCCACTTTGTTTTCCCTAATTGCCTCGCGCGACTATTTATAGATTGCACGGCTTTGAATAACGAATTATTCCAGTCAAGCAATGAAATTGCCTTTAGCAGCCCGTCTGGGTTTTGCTGTGCATAGGTGCATTGTAAAAGTAATATTTTGTTGTTTCGGACGTAGTAATACTTGCCCTGATCTTCAAGCACATATATCTGTTTGAGCTTCATTCTACGGTCTGTCCGTGTACGTTTGCTTCACGACCATCTCGCCAACCACCAGCGTAATTACTCGACCGCTTGCTAAAGTCGCTTGGACGTCGTACTTGTAGCGTCCAGACATGATTTCGGTGTCAGTGTTTGTCAACTCCATACGAAACGCCTGCGTCCCTGTAGGCTGCGTAACGGTTGGCGTAACCGACAGCGAGTCCATGTTGTTCTTCGCTGTAAACTTGAGCGTCGCACCTGATAGGCTTGGCCACTGGTCATCCGTTGTGCCTGTCCAGGTAATCGCACGCGAGTCGCTTGCACTGTAGTCATCACCTCGGACGATCGTGATCGTCGTGCCATCCTCTGCAATCACGCTACTGATCGTAACGTCGGTGCCACCGATGCCAGCAATCACAGCATCCGCGATCGCTGCTTCGTCAACATCGGCTGTGGCCGTCGCGTCCACGCTGTTTGGATTGGTGAATGTCAGTTGATCGGTCTTGACCTTGATCGCGTCCACGTTCAGATCGACCGTATCTATGCTGGATTGGCTTGCCAACGATGATACATCTGCTTTCAATGCGTCTGCGTTAGTGCCGGAAACGAAGTAAGAATAAACACTCGCCGCTGTGATGTCGTTGAGTGCTGCAATGCTTGCTGCGGTTGCAAGTCCCGAGACATCGGCTTGGCTTGCTGTACGAGATGCAGCGTCAGTTGTAACGGAATTAGTTACAGTTCCGACGGTCGTGACATTGGCGACAGTATCCGTTGCAGGATCGAAATTATTCAACGCAGCGATAGACGCAGGGATGTCGGTTCCTGTATCGACGAGGATTGCCGCAATGCTTGCGTTATCAGGTGCAACTGTATTAGCACCATCGGTTCCACGCATGTCAGTGTTGGTCGTCGTTGTGGCTACCAAGGTGACGTTGGACACAGCACCGCCGGAAGTCGTGATTGCACCACCTGAAACGATGTCTGTTGCGGCTACTGTGGATCTCGTACTTACAGCCACATCGAGATTCGTTAAGTCAGCATCAATCGTGTAAACGTTAACCGTTTGCGTCACAGCACCAGTCAAAACGAACGAGAACACGATATGATCCCCGTTTGTCTCTGCTTGTGATAATGCAACTGACCACTGACCGTTGCCTTCATGCACTGCGGTCGCGGTTGTTTGTGCCTGTGTACCACCGTCGATTGTGTAATAGACGACTGGCGTACCTGTGATAACATCGCTTCCGTCAGTCTTGCTGATAGCTTGGAACGCAACGTATTGACCTGTTGTGTTTTTTCTCACTGTAGCGTACCTGCTAATTGAGTCGCCTGATTTGCCCAATACGGATTAAATGCTTGTGCGGTGGAGATCCGTACCGTTTGCTGTTTACGCTCAAACGGTGCTGATGGGTTGAGGTAGATGCTTTTGATCTGACCATCAGAAATAGAACGATTGAAATACCTAACATCTGCAATGCTTCCGTTTAGTCTTGTTACGGATGCTGCACCAGAGTTTCTACCAAAGTGCCATACTTGAGACGATGATGCGAAAGATCCACGAGCATAGGTATCCTCTAAATTTCCATCAACGTAGATGTATTGAGTCGAGCCATCATACTTGATCGCAACGTGCTGCCAATAACCACTTATGTTAGTAGTGCTTTTGGCTCCGGCGTCACCTGTGCCGAGTCGTTGAAAATAAAACTTGTTAGGTGCTGCACTTTTATGAAGGTTGAGAGTTACGGAGTTATTGAGACCGTGTTCGAATATCCTTGCAAAGGTGTCTGATGCTGCGTAATTTATCTTAACCCAGCAACACATCGTGAACGTATAAAACCGTTCTACCGATGCGGTTTGTATTTCGGTGTTCGAGAAGTCTACGGCGTGCCGTTTAGTCTTTTCGCAGTAGGAATAGATAGGACTTCCGGCAGTCCATTCGCCATGCAGCTTGTTTGAACTGTCAACGAATTTTGAAGTGTCAACGCAATTAGCAGACCACCACGAACGCAAGCCAGCGTTTAACTGGCTCTGCGTATCTATTTGTAACGATGATGGCTTAATCAGATTCAACTTACTGAACCTCTGGCGGAACCGGCGTAAGAATGAACTTATGGCTATCAGACGTTCCAAGCAAAGCATCAGCAGTGTTGTTATGGATCACTGGTGATACATAACGCTGAGTAATATGACAGACTCCACTGATGATTAGGTTATCAGCAGCAGTCGTTGTTTGAACTGATGCAGCACCGAGGAATAGCAGGTTAGGGAGATCGTCTGTAGATCCTGCTGCGTCCGATGTCCCAACGTCACCATCGACATAAGTTCCGTCAGAAAAAGCTAGGTACAGATCGACTGTTTCACCTACAACCGGTGCAGTATCAAAGCCATAAATGACTAGCTTCCACTGATACTGATCTGCTCTAGGTGCAGCACCTAAGTCACCTTGTGCGCCAACACGAACACCATCGGCTGCAAGTGAGCCGAGATCCATTGTGTAGTCACCACCTGTGTCCGTCCAAGTCTTTGCGGTTTCTTCGTTGATGTAGACTTTGTTCGCCATGTTTATAGACTCCTAGCTTGTTCGATGGTTCCTGCTCGCACTGAGCCTAGTGTTAGTTCGTCTGCACGAGAGATAGATTCCTCCGCAAGTGCGTCGATGCTCGCTTTGTCTGCTGCCGATAAAACACCGTAGGCAACGAGTGCATTGAGCATCGCAACACGATCCGGCAGGTTAAGATCAAGACTTGTGTTGTCTCGCATGATCATCTGCTCTGCTGTGATGCAGAGTGCAGCACACTGCTCGTCAGCATTTGCTTTGCCTTCTTCAATCTTGATGATTCTCGGACGATCACCACTGCTGGCTTGTCCAGACCATGCAAGAAGTTCTGCTGAACCAATCGCATTGATTCGCGTTCTGTTGAGTGCGTTGATCTCCTCTGCTGCTGCTTCGGAGTTTGCTGAGTATGCACCTGTCACCGGATGACCGGCATCAAGTTCTGCTTTTAGTGCTTGTAGGTTTGCCATTATTTAATGTTCCTTAGTTCTTCAGCGGTCGGGTCGATCTTCAAAACGGCTTGCCATAACGAACGTCTGTCCTCGCGACATTCAGTAATCTCGTTTGAAAGCCTTTCGTTGACTTCCTTCTGCATTGCAGACTGGCTTTTGTAAAGATGGACGACTGCTGTGGACAAAGCACCAACTCCGCCAACGAGTGCGGTTGTCAGTGTCATGGGGTCGAGGTTTGCTAGGAGTTCAATCATCGGTTTCGCAGTCGCTTAAACAGGTTTCGGACGGGTCGCTTCGGGTTGCTCTCGATGGCTTGCTTTGGCTCGCACTTCGGCTGCTCGATCACTTCGACCTGGACGGTTCTTTCTCGTCTCAAATCCTTGATGATCTGTCGCTCGACGCCTGGCGTTGCCTGAGTATCAAACGGAAAAAAGACGACGATCAGCATCGCCGCCAAAATGATGTTCTTCATGCTTCCTTCCGAGCTGTAACGTGTCTAATGGCGATGGCTTCGTATGGAATCGCTTTTGATCCCCAGATAATTCCGTAGCCGTTATGCTCTCCGCCGCTGCTCCACTTGGTTCCCCAGCTATTCGCGATGATCAGACCGATCTGCCTCGAGCGATCCAGGACTGCACCGACAGCACACACCGCGTGACGCCACCAGGACAACGCGATCGCAACGGCACATGGCTGCGGCCCGATCAACGCTGACACCACACCGTCCAGGTCACTGCGTCCGAACTCCTCGAACTCGGCCAGTTTGTGTTTTGCAGCGTTGGCTTGCTGATCCCTGCTCCACCTGTATGACTTTGTGAACTCCGGCAGCACGCTTTCTTCGCAGACGCCGAACTCCTGAACGTACCTGGCACCCTCGAGGACGTAACCGCCGCGATTTGCTCCTCGCTTGCCTTTGTATGCTGTTGCGTAGGCGTTCAGATGAACGTGGCCGACACCCTGGCGAGCATAGGCGTTCTTCATTCCGGCGATCACGGAATACTGCCAGCAATAGTTTGTGGACTTCTGGCTCATGATCATCGCCTGGTGACGCTTGTGCCAGTGAACCGGCTGGCCTTTGACTTCATTCAAGAAGTCGATGCGGTCTTTCCATTCATGCGACGGTAGACGCTCTCCGCTGTATTCGCGGAACGTGCAGAACGGGGTTTCGCTCTCGTAATCTCGTAGCTCGTAGCCTTTACCATCCACCGGCGATTTCCTCCATCTCCTGAATACTCTCAGGTGCATCAAGGATCTCGATCTGGCCGTTTTGGTAATACAGCACCAGCACGTTGTCATCATCCGGTGCGGCTTGCATCGCTTGGCCGACCCACGCTTCCGCCACTTCCTGATCTTGGTGCGATGAATACATCCGACGCTCAACGCCTGCTTTCTGCATCATGTCCTCGACCAGGACAGATGACGCGACAGCGAGCTGGCCATCCGTGGCCGTTTCGGGATCGACAGAGAAAAGGATTGCAGCCGGTTTGCTGGTGATTACATCAACGCGGTCGGGTATGACGTTGATCAGAGAATCCCAGATCGACTGCAACTGACCACCAGACCACAACACCCAAGAAAGGATGATCACGGCCAGTGGTCGCCAATCCCATGACTCGCCGTCATCGGGGGGACGATTATTGTTCTTCGTGATGAAGTCTCGAGCGGTTGCTGCGAGCTTTTTCAGTTGTTCCGCTGCGAATGTCAGCATCGTCTCGACGTGCGGAAGAACGCCAGACACGATTGCGATCGTCGCGATTCCGACCATTTGCAAGAACGAAATGACCGCAGATCCGATCGCCACCCATAGCTGAGTGTTGCTGAAACCGTCCTGGTCATCGCGGCCACTGCGAAGCCAGTCCAGCCAGCCGTCACGGTATAGCACCCAGGCAAGCCAGAGTGTGCCAGCACCTACGATCACTTGGAAGGTCTTATTCTCGGTGAGCTTAGTCATCGCCTTCCTCGCCAACGGAGAATAGACGCTTCTCGAGCCACCGTTCCAGCAGTTTGATCGCTAGCCTGGTCATCAGAGAGATCACTAGAGCTTCCCAGCCGAATCCGACTGGCTTTCCACGCATTGCACGCTGATCTTTGATGCGCTCACGCACTCGCTCTTTGGCGATCTTCAGACGTTCTTCTGGCGAGCGTGCGTTGTCCTCGGCATTGATCTCATTCCAGACCCTTGCCGCAATACGTTTAGCACTGGTCTTTTCGCCACGACCCAAGAACATAAATCACCCGACGTTTGTGGTTCACCTTCCCACAGTTTCGAGCGGCTGATTTGCTTGTCAAACAGATGTTTTGCTTGGTTTGCTTAGTTTGCTAATTCTCAGAAAATAGCTCGCCGATAACGTAGCGATCCATCAATTCAAAAAGTCCAGGATTGTCCACGAACAATGTCAGCAACAGAGGTGCGAGCCGCGTGACGTGATCTTCTTCCTCGTCCTTGCTGCTGAACGCAGCGACAGACCAGAGTGCGTGCAGACACTCGTGCATCAGTGTCTCGATGACCTGGCTCGGATGCTGATCGACGTTGATCCGCATCGTTCCGTGTCGGTAGCAGAACAGTCCATCGGCTCCGATGCTGTCGGCTTCCTTTTGGTCAATGCTGATGACTTTGACGTCCAGGTGACCGATCTTGATGTTGTCTGGAATGGTGATCATGGGACGGCTGGTTTGCTCGTGATGCTTTAAGAGGTCGATTGCGGGGTAGCCGCTGTCACGTCGCGAAAACCTCGCCGTCGTGGATGATCATGTTCTGCACCTGGTAGTGACCACGCTCGCCGACAGTGACGATGGCGAAGCCGTGATTCCACCTGTTGATCGTTGCGTACTCTGGCTTCAGGTCGCAGAGACATCCGAGCGAGTAACATGGCACCAGTCGCTCGTCGATTCCGGTTGTCTCAACGTGCGTCGATGTCCTGTGCCAATGGCCCACCATCGCAGTTCCGGCGACTCGCAGATAAACGCCACGACCGATGTTCACCGGATCAGTCAGTCCCCTGGGTAGCTCGTGGCCGTGTAGTAGTGGCAGCTTGCCGAGATGGTATTCCTGCTTGGACTGGATAAACTTCCACTTGTGATCTTTCAGCGGCAGGATGCGGTCGAGCCGAAAATCCTCCATTCCCACCAATGCTGGCGCACGCTGGTAGAGGTAGCTGTGATATCGTTGCTCGTGATTGCCTACCTTGAACACGCGAACCGAGTCCGGCCCGAAGTGCTTGTTTAGCTCGCCAATGACCTCGGCACCGATCTTCAGTTCGTCCTCTGGATTCCTGGCTCGAGGATCTTGATCCCAGCGGCTCAGGCGATAGAAGTCCATGAAGTCGCCATTGAGAACCAGATGCTCGCATCCAGCGTCGATTCCTGCTCGCAGAGCTGATTCCAGTGCTTTCTCGCAGTGATAGGGAACGTGCAGATCAGAAAGCACCAGGTACTTACCAGGCGTGCGGATCTTTACCGGCTTTTGTACCTGTTTGAGTCCCTTCGGAAAACTGATTGACTTTGGCTTGCCGTGTTCGCGGACGTGTTCATCGTCCGCTAGAGTTTCTCGCTGTCGTTTGCCAACCGCTCCTCGCTGGTATCGCAGCCGAGTCCTGGCGACTTCCACTGACTTGAACTCGTGTGGATACTTCTCATGAAGCAGCCTTGCCAGCGTGCGAGTGTCCGCGTCTGGATAGTCACGCAGCATTTCGCGGACGACGTTTGGTTTGTCTTTTCTTTTTGCCACCGGCTCGACTCCTTGCACTGAGTCTCACACGCGATTGGCATCCGTCAAACTTATGCTTTGCTGTCTTGCTTCTCTGTTCCTGCTTGGCTTGAGTAGCGTTCCCAGAACTCATCGACGGCCTGCTGGTCAGTCCTTATGCAAGCACGAGAACCACCTGGAACGATGTATCCTCGCAGCATCCCAGCAACGATCCAGTTGCGAACCGTCTGGGTGCTTACCCCCAACTGTTTCGCTGCATCTCTGGTGGACAGGGGATTTCTTCTGGTATCCATAAGCCATTTACCTCCGCGACGATTGGCGAGTCGTTATTGATTACCCGTCGCGATCGGCGCGTCGCCGGCGACCACTTCTTCCTGATCTCCGCACACATCGCCTTGATTTCTTCCTGTGTCGGCTCGTGCGGCAGACGATCAAGCATCTGCTCTTGTGTGAACGTGAACTGATTGTAGTGCGTCATCATTGCCATCCTTGTTTATTTGGCATCCTTTTACTAAGTCCAGGTACTCCCACCAGGTGAGCAGTACCATCGTCTCGCCAGCGTCCGGTCGGAACGCCACTGCATCGACGTTTTCATTTGGCAGCAGAAAACTGGCGATCGACTTCCGCCGCTTTGCTTGTATTCGCTTGTCACCAACCACCAGATCGACTTCCTCGTGCAAACCTAGTGACCGGCCATTCGATGCCCAGGCTCGCTTTGCTTCGAGTCCGCTGTCTTTCGCCTGGTTCACCAGCTCTCGCTCGTAGGCGTTTCCTTTTCGCTTGCTTGGATGTGTCATGCTTTTTTCCGTGTAGGGACAGTTCTGGCACCCGTGTCCGCAGCAGGTGCCACGGTTCAGCAGGTACTCTCGAGTCAGTGGTGCCATCCTGGTGCGATCTTGTTCTTTGGTCTGATTCCGTTCGATAGTCGGCCAACGTACATCGCCAGCCTCGGTGATGACGGACATCCTCGCAGCGAGCGTTCCATGTAGCTCCGCGACCGTCCGACCTTCTCAGCGATCCGCCAGCAGCCGAGTCCGCTGCGATACAGATGCTCGATGTGATACGCCTCGGGACAGTTCAGTGCTGGCCTGCTCATTTCCAATGCCTCGACCTGTAGTTCCTTCCGTCATTTCCTTTCACGATCGCATCAGCGATCACCGTCCTCGCTGAGTTGCCGAAGTTCCACGGCAGACAGGTCGATGGCTCGCTCCTGGTCGATGCTCCGACACCCGAGAACGCAGCTCCGTCCGCTGGCCCGAGGATGTGTGCCACGATCCCGCGATCTGCCATCATCTTGGCTTCCCGCTCTGCGTGTGCCTGGGCCGCTGGTTCGATGCTTGTGCCTGTTGGTGGCATCGCTGCGAGTATGGCCGCCACGATCATGTCCATTAGTGCAACTCCTTTTTTCCTTTGCTCACCTCGACCGATGTCTTTGTATTCTGCGAGTGCCTTCCGCTCAGTGTTATCTTGCAGTTGTAAGGAAGCGCAAGAGATATTTCCTTTGCGAGTTCTTCCTGTGTTTTGTTTGTGCCTCGATAAAAATCCAGCAATTCTTCGAGTTCTGATATTTCCAAAAAGTCTGCGGTTTCTACTTTCACTTCGTAGTAATCCCATCGACCATTGATCGGACAAGTACCGTGTATAATTGCTTCATGGACTGCCTTCATTTTTGCTTTCCTTAAATAGAGTCGGCTGATTTTCGTCTGCTACCTGATTAGCGATATTGATCAGCATGTGGTCGTATTTACAAACTCCTGAGCCGTCACAGGAATCGGCTCCGAGACTTGCGTACTTTCGGTAGCGTTTGATGGTATTCACACGACCGACATGCACATAAATGTCCAATGCTTTTGCTGTCTTAACGATGTCATATGCAGCTGACGAATCCTTAAAGTCGTCAGTGCCTCCGATAAAAACGTGCTTCATTTCATACCAGTTAAGGTGCATGTCCTCGTGACCGTCTTGCACGACAAAGCACCACTTTTCGCACCAAGGAAGCATCGGTCGCTCTTGTGTAATCATTCCAAATAGCTCGGACGTTCTTCTTGCACTTCCGACGACATCTGGAACAGCAACAAACAAACACCTGCTCATGTTTGGCTTGTTACGTTCAAGCAAACGAAAAAAAGCATTTCGATCGAGTCCGCTGTAGGCACCATTGTCGATTGCGAACTCGCCATCCCATGTCTTGTAGTTCGTCAAAGGTGTGCAGAGTTGACCGCGAACCAACTGCTCGAACTTCTTTTTTTTGCTTGCCACTTTTTTCGATTGAACATCGAGCAGAAATCTCATTTCTCGTCGTACTCCTTCGCTCGTTCCCAAAACACCGTCCCGTCGTCCAGGTAACCAATCAGATACCGTTTGCGTCCAGCGGAATCGGTTACCAACATGCAATCGCCAACTACCTGCACCGCATAGAAGCAGATGCAAGCCAGCGTCGATGCTCTCTGCACTAAATCAATCATTCGCATCCTTCCTATCGAGTCCAATGCACCGCAGGCCGTACTGTCGCAGCAGTCGCTTCAGTAGCCACCTGATTCCTCTGATCGCCTCGTCCTCTCGGCAGTTGTATTCAGGGCGAACAGTGATCACATATTCGCTGCGTTTCTTTGTTCGCTTGTTCATTCCTTGCACCCTGTGATTCCAATGGGGCGACGGGCGAAGCCGAGTCGCCCCTATATGTATCTACATATAGGAGGTAGACACCCATGTCATAGCTAGACGCTTCAGATGTCATAGCTATTGCGCACCAGTGTCACCCCTCACTTGGCTGTCCTTGTATGTTTTTGAGCGGATGATTCGCTTGCTTGGCCACGTTCCGCGTCCCTTCCAGATCGTCTTGATGATGCCTTGGCTTTCCAAGTCATTGATGATCCGAGTGACATGGCGCGGTGAGACGTTGCAAGCCTCCGCAATTTGGTTGTTTGACTCGTTAAACTCTGTGATTCCCTCTGCTCTCTGTTGGCCCATGAGCCAGCAGTAGAGGATCACAGCGGTGTAGGTAGCGTTGGGGAGCGTCGGGAGCATGAACGTCGCCAGGTTCTTTCCAGTTCCGAATCTGGTGGTCGCGTCCGCTCGCTTGCTCTTTTTCTTTTTGTCCTGGTCATCCATCAGAACTCGTTCTCCTCCCCGAAGTCCCATTTCTTGATCGCTGACGAGAACGTCATTTGTGGCTTGTCAAACACCAAGTCGATGTCGTTCATTTCACCGTGTCGGTTCTTCACCGCGTTCAGCACAACTTCCCGCACCCGCTCGTCGCTTTCGCTCTCACCCTTGTCTTTCAGCAGGTAGCAGGCGTCAGCGTTGAACTCGATCTCCCCAGATTCTTTGAAACTGGACATCGAAAGTTGCTCGCCTTTTTTGACCCGCGTCACGCTCGAGAGTGCAAGGATTCCCCAGTCGTCCATCGCCAGTGTTCGCAGTGTCCCCATGACGTTATTCACACCCACTCGAGGATCATCACCGCCGGCGAACTTCTGCAAATAGTCAATCACCAGCAGGCGATTCCTGCCGCCCGTCAGCAGCCCGCAGAGAGCTTCCGTTGTGTACGGTGGCTCCATGATCTCGATACGATCCAAGAGCGGCTGGATGGCTTCTGCGGCCTCCTCCACTCGCTTCAGTTCGTCCGGCGTGACGTTGGCGAAACGTAGCTTCCCGCCGCTGACCTGCGATCTTCTGGTCAGCTCTCGACGCAGCAGCACCTCGAACGTCATCTCCGCGTTAGCGATGACCACCCTGGCTTTGCTGTCGTTCTCCAAAAGGCTGAAAACGTACTGCATCACCAGAGCAGTCTTTCCGGCACCAGGAGGCGCGCCGAGAATCGTGATCTTGCCTGGCCCGCACTCGAAACCGTCAAACGGATCGCCAGCGTCGTACAAGATGTCACCCTCGCCTCGGTATAGCTTGCCAATCAGTTCGCCGAGCATTCCAACGGGATGACTCAGCGGTGCAGGCTTCGCTGGTGCGACTGCCTGATGGCTCGTTCCGTTCCTACGTTCCCACGGTGCAACATCGCTGCCAGCCAGCTCTCCCCGCTCGCCTGGTTGCTTGATTGCATCGTCGATCTTGTGTGCTATCTCGTAATCCGAGAACGGTGGCTCACATCTCGAGTTGTAGTCATTGGTGATGACGTCGATCGCTTCCTCGCGACTCAGACCGAAACCGATCACCAGTTTGCAAGCCACATTGAAAAACTTTCCGTGACCATTTTCGCCGCTGATCGCCGGTTCGCATTTCGAGACATATAGCCTTGCACGATCGACGACCGACATCTGATTGGTCATCTGTTCGCTGTAAAGCATCATGCGACGAAATCCTCCAACTTGTAGAGGTTGTCCGGCTCGTAAAACTCGGCGCAGACAGGCTCGCCAGTCAGACGCTTACCACCAGCAACTCGAAGCATCCTGTCGATGTTGCTCGTGCTGTCTAGCTTTCCACTGCACATCCGACGCAGCCTTTGATTCCATTGCTTCGACAGCTCGGAAATCTCGTTGCGATGATCTTCGCTTTGAATCCTCACTGGCTTTTCGAGCAGCCAGTAAGCATGGAAACCACCATCGGTTCCCTTGCTGTTTATGATCATCGACGGACGCAGCGGCATCTGGTTGATCGCCCAGAGTGCATGTGGCCTGGTTACATACTTTCCACCCTTGCCAGCATCGACATCCAGGTGAATCGAAACGATTGATTTGACGTCTCGACTCGAGCCAACGATGTTCTTCCTGAAACCGCTGGATCGTTTGTTCATCTTGTCAAAGTCCATCAGGTTGACTTTGAAATACACTCCAGCTTCGCCTGTTACATGCTTTGCTGCCTGCACTAGGTCATCGCCTGATCCGACACTGAAAATGCCTGAAATCTCATTCCGCTGCGATTTGATGAAAACGATCGCACCGTCACTGCTTTTGCACTTTCCATAAAGGATGTCTAGAAACGCGCAGATGTTTCCGTGTTCAATCACCCTGGCTCTTTCGCAATCCATCACTACCACCTTTCACCTAGGCGGATGCGTAGAACATCCGCCAGACCCGACACCCAAAAACTAGAACGGCGAAGCGTTGGAAATCTTGTCCCACTCAGGCGAATGGCTGATCTTCTCTTTCATGTAGGGAGAAAGCGTTTCAAAAACGGCTGGGTTGTATTCATCCACATCGAGCGAAAAATAGATCGTCTCGTGCGTCGGCCCAGGTGCGACAGTTCCCTTCGGCAGAGCTGCGACGCTGTGAATGTTCGCATAGTTGCGTCCGTTGTTTTCCTCGTGGACGACGTTCAGAAAGCATCCTTTGCCGATCAAAGACTGCATACTGAATCCCTTTTGCAGTTCTTCGCTTAGGTTCTTACCGAGCCAGCTTTCGACATCTCTACGCAGAGCTGCTTTTTCGTTTGCACTGAACGTGTAGCTGCGCCCGATGCGAAATGGTTTACCGTCCTCGCCAGTTTCGTGCGGTGTCTCCCATCCGATGTAAATTTTTCGCCGCGTTTTAGTTTCGCCAGCAAAGGTGTCCTCCTGCGTCCCCTGGTCGATTACCTCGATGCAGACTGCTAGGTGATTACCAGCGGGACATTTTTCAAACGTCGTTGTTGATGGTGCGAATAGTTTCATTTGCTCTACCTTTCCTCTGTTGTTTCGGATTCATTTACCAATTCGGATGCACGACGAACCCGACCTGTCGTGCGTAATTCGTTGACGATCTCGAGCCAATCAGATGCCTCGTCATCGCGTCCTCTTTCATAGGCTCGCAGGCACATCAGCATGACGTCGCCCTGCTTGCCATATACTTCAGCTTTCGGATCATCCGGCAGGTTGTTCTGACGCTTCGTCAGATCCCATAAAGGTTCAAAATTCCTGCGTCGTTCACCTCTCAGCACTAAACTCATCAATCCATGTCCTCATCACTCGGTGCTAGCCAGCACATCATCGAAACGGCAATAAGCACGACGATCATCGGTGCTAATATCTGAAACAGAAGATCCATGTCGTACATCGCTACATCCCGTGTCAAAGTTGTCCAGGTATTTCTGCCAGTCGTCTGCGATCGCTCGTATCTGCCGCATCTGATTTTCTCGCTGAGATTCCATCGAAAGAATCAGCGCGATGGTCAACGCGAACGGTGCCAAGATTCCTACTCCAATCAATGCAAAAACCATCAATGCAGTCCTCGCTTTATGAAGTCAAAAGACACGCGAGACGCTTCGTAAAAAGCAGATGCTCGCTCTGCGTGTGACAGGGCTTTTGGCATCTCGTTTGATCGGATAGCTTTTCGCTTGCTGTCGTGTTCCTGGTCACTAAGTTCCATCAGCTTTGATGTGATCTCTGCTACTACTGCTCGAACTGCCTCGGCTCTTTTCAGGTATTCCGGCAGTTCTTCCGTTGTTTGTTCTGCGTCCATTGCACTCGCACAAAATTGTCAATCTTCTACATCTCACACATCTGCACCCGTCGCAGATCGTGTTTTCTGTTGTGCCGCCGCATTGAGCGCAGCGGCTCACTTGTCTGGCCATCGCGTTACCCGCGCCGTGACGAGTCTGATTTCACGCTCACAAAAATCAGCACGACGCAGGCTTCGCAACGCCTGGTAGTTTGTTTGCGATCTCCGCTCGCATGATCCTGGCTTTCATTGGTGCCACGATTGCGAGTTTTGTTAGGTTTGCTCTCGAGTTTTCTTGCACGATGACCTCGATCGTTTCACCGGCCATCTCGATCAAAACCTTTTCGCCTTGCTTCCTTGAAAGAATCAACATCCTGTATTTCCTTATTTGTTAAGTTTCCAAACTCTGATCTCGCGGCCATGATTGGCCATCTGTTCCGAAAAGACTCGCAGACCCGTCCACTTGAAATCCGGCGTCTTGAAAAGTGAACCGGCTGCTGGCCCGAGTCGTGGAAGCGAACGGTTATCCAGTTCCGCCGCTACGTCGTCCGCCGTGACCGTCCCCTGGCTTGTCGCTATCTCCTTCGCGATTTCGCGAGCGATGCGAAGCAGCTCTGGCCGCTTCTCGGCTGCAAGCTCCATCCCTTTCTGCTTGAGTCGCAATGACTCGTCCGTGTCATAAGTTTTCATCGTTGCCCTCTATCCATGAAAAAACCCCCGCACACCTGTTGCTGTCACGCATCGAGTGTCGGGGGTAGGTCGATGACCTTTTTGGTCGTTTCCGATGCGTGACGTATCAAGAGTACGCTGCCAATGTCACTAGGCAATTCAAAGAGAAGGTCGTTCAGGACGTCCATGTCCGTCGTGTATACGACGGTGATCGCACCAGTGTCCTGGCGTTGTCCTAAGAAAATCTTTTGCGTTTTTGGTTCTGCGTTTTCGTTCCAAAACATGATCCACCTGTAATCCACTTCGAGTAAAACTTCGTGTTTTCTCGGTGATTAAGCAGATCGTCCAACGTGCCTAAGACACGCACTGGATACGCAAAAGACAATGACCGGATGCGAGCAGCGGAATCATAATCCGCGTGTCGGGGGTTCGAGTCCCTCTGCCGCTACTTACTAAAAACCTAGCAAATAACGGTCGAAAAAAGTTCTCTCGACCCTCTAGGTGGACACTTGGGATTTGCACATCCCCACCGGAAATCCACCTACATCAGCCATTTTCTTTGAAAGCGTGTCCTGCTGGACGTCTGCGTAATACCGCAACAGTATTTGACAATCGGCGTGCCGAGTCAATTTCTGTACCTCTTTTACAGATAATCGTGCGAGCATTTCAACGGCAAAAGTTCGCCGCAAATCATGAGCGGATGCGTATTTAATCAGTCTGCTAGTTCGCTTGGTCACGATCCTCGCGGCTTTCCCAGCTCCGGCGATCACTCGGCAAAGCCGGTGCGGTGTCTTGTGCCATCCTCGCGTCCCTCTGGCTCGAGCAATCCATTCCAGATCCCCTGGCACCGTCCGCAGCCAATCGACGGCTCTCTGCGTCAGCGGCACGTCCTCCTCGAGTCCATTTTTTTGGTCGGAGCAAAAAGCGATCACTGGCACCGTCTCGTCGATGTAGGCGACGTGTCTGCCTGGGCCATTGTTGAAACTGAGCCGATGGCAATCATCGACCCGCAACCCCATGAACCTGGCCGCGTAGATGGCTCGCACGAACGATTCAGGATCTTCGCCGGTTTTGAGTAGCGGTTTGCCATTCAGCTCGACGTTGGCCCGTATAGCGGCCACCATGCGATCAATTTCCTCGCCTGTCAGACTGCGACCACCAGACACGCTTTCCGCCTTATCTGCTTTTCGCTTTCGCCTTCGCGGTCGCTTGATCGCTGGCAGCATGTCCTGGTCGATCCCCCAGTTTACGATCGCCCAGATGGTCGCCATGTTGCTGGCAATCGTTGCGGATGCCAGGTCTTCCGTGACCATCTGGCGTTCCACATCTAGCAAGTGCGTCTTGTGCAGACGGCTGCACCAGAAATCTCCGTGGATTTTCTCGAACCTGCGAAGCATCGTTTCCGCTTTGTCGATCGCCCGTTTGCCGAGTCCGTGATAGTAGAGCGTCCGCACCTGCTCCAAGAACTGCGACCATTTCAGATCCACGCCGACAGCGTTCAGTTCATCCTCGATTTCACGCCGAGCATCTTCGATCCGGTTTCTCGTTTTCCGGCCTTCGTAGCGTCTCTGTCTGGTTCTTCCTGCGAGATCCGTCCAGCGAAACACGATTCCGTCTCGACCGGCCTTGACTGTTTTTACTTTGATTTTCATTTTCTGTAGAAGCGACCCAATCTTTGACAGCATCGAGACAGAACCAATGCGAACCGTTCACGGTTTGGTATAACTCTGGATGCTGTGCAATCCATTTCGGCCAGTAAGTATCGCTGTAGCCGAAAAGTTCTTTGATAAGATGACCTGGTACGAGTCCATGTTTGACGATCGGGTGATGCCAATCTAATCCATCAAGCATACTTTGAGCCTGGGTTGCGCGGCCCACTCCGGGGTCGCTTTGGGAAACTGTAGTGACTGCGAGCCTGAGACTTTGGCGAGACGAAGGCTTGCAACTGGTTTGGGGCCGCGTGACCCACCTTTGATAGTAATCACGACGGTGGGCGATTTCGCCGATCAGCAACGAAAACGACGAAGAATAATGTCCTCGAGAGAATGGACACGTCTGGTCACTGGCTCAAAAGAACGACTCCGATCCCCATCGGCCCTGGACCCCAGTCCTCGACGAACTCGATCGTGCGATGCTTTTGCTTTAGTTCGTTCCATAGTGCTGGCACTTGCACTGGTGGCTTTCCGATGATGTCATGAAATGCCACGCACTTAGTAGCCATCGGCGAATACAGCTCCCAGTCATTCCTCACTGCGTCATAGGTGTGATCACCGTCGATGAAAATAGCGTCGAACGGGCCGAGCTTTTTAGCGGCTGTTACCATTTCCTCGCTCTGCGATCTGCCAAACAAAAGATGCGTCTCGCATCCAATCTCATTCAACTTTCTAGCTCTCTTGCGTAGCGTGTCATCGCTGCGACGAACTCCCCATCTTCCGTTAGGGTAATCGACTGCGACAGCCTTCTTCATAAATGAACCGATTGCTAGAAGTGAGTCTCCGTGTCTTGATCCGATCTCGAGATATGATTCGCAGCCTAACTTTCCGAGTAGGTGAACGAATGGGAAAAACTCGCACATCTTTTGTGATTTGAGCTTGGTCAATTTAAGCCTCCATGTCCTTCTCGGATAATGTCGTTAGCCGTCATTTCGGCCCAGTAAAGTTCAAACGCCACCGTCTGCTCGGTAGCTGCAAATCGGTGAAACACACCAGGTGGTACGTCGGTGTATTGTCCGGCAGTTAGGATCGTTATGTCGATCAGTCCTGATGGCTGCCAAACAGTAATCTCGAGTTCTCCGCTTTCAACCAGAAATCCGTTCCACTTGGTTTCATGCTTGTGCTTGCTGCAATAGCCACCGCAATAAACACTGATCCGATGCAGCTCAAACATTGAACTGGCTTTGATAAGTTCGCTTTCGCCCCAGACTTTTCCAGTGATCATCAAAACACCTTTCCGATCGAGCGTTCTAGTGGTTCTTCAATGTCGATAGAACCAACAGGGATCTGACGACGCAGTACCTCTCGAACGACAGCTCGTGACCCTTCTTTGCGTTGCAGCGGTGAGTGACCGAGTGCCTGGACAGGACGACCAGCCAATGCACACTCAAACAGAGATGTAGAGTTCGCAGCGATACAGAGCTTCGCATTAGCAACGTGCGGCCAAATCGTCGATCCACGGTAGTTCGGGAAACGAGTTTTGACGTTCACTCGTCGTTGCAATGGGTGAACCTTCCAGACGACTTTCTCTTTTGGCCACCGTCTGTCTGCTTCGTTGATAACATCCTGCATCGTGTGAAATGGCGAGTGATTGGTGATCGCATAGTCCTTTGGCAGTTGAAAAAAACCGGAAATCTGATCGCCTGGTTGTCCAATGTCGATGCCAGGTGCGTATCGCTCGAACTCGTTTTGCAGGTAAAGTTCGTCAGCGTCAGTGAGTTCCGGTACAGGTTCTCCGCGCAGCAGATCGCCACCGACGCTTCCGTTTTTGCTGATGATGTAATGCGACTTTTGCGATAGGTATCCGACCTCCATATAAAACACAGGCACGCCTGCGGATCGAAACTGACCAGCCAGAGCTTTTTCCCTGGCGTTGTTTCCGTTCCAAATAATCAACGCATCGCATGTCGGTGGTTTCCTATCGACGACCAGTTCCGGTTTGTGGCCTCGCTTCGATAGAAAGTCTCGCAGCGGCTTGGTGTATCTGCGGTGGGCATTTTTACGTTTCCAAATCACGACTCTCATGGAAACCGACCTCCTTGATGATTCGACGATGTAATCGCTTGTTGCGGAGAAAATGTTCCTTGCTCGGTCGCTTGTGGTGAATGTGGTACAGCGGCCCGTTAAAACGCTTAGTGGCTGTCCGCCTAAGAAACTCCGTGTCCTCGCATCCCCATCCGTGGAATCTCTCATCCATCGGTGCGTCCATGAAGAAATCGTGCGTCACAACCCAGATGCCTGCCTGCGCCGGACGCCGCCTTGTTTGCATGAACCAACGTGCCGTGACCTTAGCCGCAGGATCACGATCCAAGATCCATTGCTTTTGAATGACTGACGTTGGACAGAACCGATTGTGTGGAATCAGCATCAATTCGTCATCCACTTCGTCAACTGCTCGACGTAGCGCATGATCGCACAAAAAGCAGTCTGCATCGCTGATGACGATTTTGTGTCCTGGGAATCGTGCTACTGCTCGATTGATAACCTGCGAGCGGTTGAATGGCTTTTTGCTGCTATGCAGTTCGACGTGAACACTGTCATGACCAAGACGGTGCCGATAGTATCCGCACACCCAATCAAAACCAGCCTGACGGCTTTCGTTTGGCATCCAGGGAATGATGACTTTAACTGGTTGCACTTTATGCCTCCACGCTGCTTTTATGTGGAAACTTAGTCTGCAAGAAATCAGAAACCATTCCGTGATACCTAGAATGGATGTGATTCAGGATTGGTTTACTGGTGTCGATCTTTTTAGTGTTGCTGACTACTCGACACGTTTTGCGGCCCCAGTCCACACCGCTGGCAGAGTGAAAACTGTTGAAGTAGATACATTCCCAGTTTCGATATTCCTCGAGCAGACGCAGTTGCCGTTCCATCCCTTGCAGCGATTCTGAGACGATAGGCTGTGGCAAGTGCGATGCAAAATCGTAGGTCGGTCGGTTGTGTTCAAACAGCCAAGCGTAAGCAGTCTGGCGAGTCCTTCCCCAAGCGTTCTGCGGCTTCCATTTCTTATAGCGATCCGGCCAGACGTGCCTGACATATTTAGGAGTTATGGCGTCACTCATGTCGAACGGGTTGATCCAGTAGAGATCGTCCATCATCCAAACGAACTGCGGCAGTCTTTCTGCTGCGTGCAAGATCCTCGAGTAACAGTCTTTGAACGCCTGGTGCGGACGCTTTGAAAGTCTTGGTTTCTCGAACATCTCGCCGGTGTACCATTCCGGTCGATCGCCGACGATGTAAACCTTTGCGTCAGGATGCCAATGTAAAACGGATCGGATGGAATACTTCAGCTCGTCCCCGACAGCACCGTTTGCGAAGTAAGTCCAAACGAATGGCCAGGTTGACACCAGAGCATCATTTCCACGCTCTGTCAGATCGTCGATGGTTACTGCTTTTGCCTGGTCGATTGCTTTTCTTACAAGTGACGAAGCGACCGCACGAGCTGGTCGATCGCCAAAGATGGAAAGCAGTTTGTGTTTGCCTGCCTGGTGTACCAGGTGATCAACGATGTCATCAAACCGATTTGTGCAGCCGGTTACTCCCCATTCATTCATGCGCCGAGCATAACTGCGGCACGAACACTTTTTGCTTTTGAAAAAACCTGGGATCAGGCTTTCCAGTTCCGTCCCTGGCCCGTTTGCTGGCGGTCGAGCCGAAGCGAGTCTAGTGATTTGTGAGCTTGGCTCCTCGCCTCGATTCCTGACGGCTGCGAGTGCAATTCCGCCGGTGACTCGGTTCTGTCCCATTGGTGATGCTTGTTCGATGCAATCCCTGCAAGCAGCTTCGTTGACTTTGTACGGTTCACCGATCAGATGCGTGACGATTTCGCATCTTCCGTCTTTGTGTCTGTTGTGGCATTGCATTTCTTAAACCGCTCCGCACTCCGTTGTCACGATCTGTCCTTCATACTCACCAGAAAACGTCGGGTGTACGCACTCGCAGCTCTGACCTGAATCCGCATAGCATCCGTCGTGATAGATGTCCCAACGGAAGAACTGCCCGCTGATGAATACTGCGATGAACTCACAATCGCCACATCCTGCTGCTTCGGAATTAGATGATGATGACGATGATTGACTTAGGCTCGAGTCACTCAGATAGCTTGCTGACGCAGACTGGCTCTCATAGGCACTCTCTGAAGATGGGTACAGAACTTCGGAATATGACAGTGAACTAGGCTCAGAATCACTGAATGACGAACTGCTAAGTGAATCCAGCGATGAATCGCTGTAACTCGACGCACTCGACAGATCCGAACTAGCAGCCGATTCACTAGATAGACTCGATGCACTAGATGCAGACGAACTCGAGGACAGAGATGATTCGGACGAACTTGATGACAGAGAACTAGCTGATGAACTCGAAAGACTAGATGCCGAGCTTTCAGACACGCTAGATGCGGAACTTGACAGTGAGTCGTAAGAACTCGCGGAAGATGCACTACTCTGCGAGCTAGACGAAAGACTCGAGAAACTAGCTGATGATTCGCTGCTGCTTGAAAGACTCGACGAGCTGGATGAAAGAGACGAGCTAGATGAAAGAGACGAACTAGAAGATGAACTGGAAATAGACGAGCTAGAAGCAGACGAACTCGAAAGGCTCGATGCGGATGCAGACGATGAGCTGGACGACGAACTCGATGATGACGAACTCGACGAAGAACTAGACGCACAACAGCATTTTGGATTCCGACGGCTCATCCGCAAGGTGCCTGGATTGCTTCAAACTCGTTTCCGCAGTTAATACACCAGCCCTGATCTCCGGTTTTCTGATCGCTCATCAAAGACAGCGGATCGAGCAGACTGATGGTTCCAAAATCGTCACCTCGCCGATCATGCAGTGTGGCATTTGTCGGGCCAGGTGCAGCGCTGTTCGTTTTCAATTCATAACGCCAGAGGTTCTGGCACTCGCCCATAGAAACGATCGCGTACTCGGTTGTTTGAATTGTTACACCGGAAAGAATCTTGGCGAATCCGCTGTAACCGGAAACGCACTGAGTCGGCGTCGCGTGATCAATAAAAACATGGGTGTGACTGCTGTCGGGTGCTGTTTTGAGCTTGACCAAAGCCATGCCAGCGATGGCCACCATTCCACGTTCGTTGCTTGGTGTAGGTTCGGTGTAAACTCCGAGAGCCGATATTGATGTATGCCAACTTGGTGATTCCGCAGTAAAGACGGCGGATTCTAGTGCATCAAAAACAGAGTCAGTCGGCCCATCAAAACCACTTAGGACAACCAGGTCACCGATGTCACGATTTGAACCGGAATCATTGACGGTCAAGACGGATGTCTGCCACAAACGATTCCCACCAACGCCCTGGCCAGCGGCTTCGGTCGGCAGTCTGTCCACCAACTGATTCCACTTGCGAGCGCTGATCGGCGCGCCTTTTGTTGCTTTTAGATTCGACATCAAGCACCGATCCTGAGCAGTCCGTGGTTTGCTGATTCATAAATCTGGTTCACATAAGCAGCACGAGGAGCCATCACCGGCAGATTCGTCGAACTGTCTTTGTCCTTCTTGAACGAGAACCAGATGTAGTCGTGGCCTTTCTTAGTGATTCCGCTGATGTTTCCAATCGTCATTCCGCTGACGTTTTTCGATGCAGCAAAGGTGAATTGCAAACTTGGATTCTCACCGACCACATCCCCAGAAGCACCCATGAACAGCAGCTCGCCTGGTGCAAATGATCCGAACATAGTTCCACTGTTTACCGTCCCCGTCAGATCGGAAATGGTTTTCGCGTATGCGATGGCCGATGTGATGTAGGTCGTTTTGATCTTTGCTCGAATAGTTATCTTTAGAGCAGGGATGACACGCTGCACACCCTGCGGCTTTCCATCCTGGACGTCGATCGCGCCATTCATCGGAGGTGCAGATCCGCCGCTCGCTGGGTATGCGGCCTCGGTGTAGCCGTAAGTCTGCATCACTGTCCCGCCGGATGTGTCGATCGAAATCGTGTATTCGCCAGGCTCAGGCTCTCGCTGCCTGTATTCACCAGTGAAGTTCCATATCCTGTCAGCAACACGTTCTCGAGACAGAGAAGCCAAAGCCAGTCTGCCATTGTCGAAAATGTTATCTATCGGCCCGCCAGTGATCGTCGGCTCGAGTCCGAGATTAAAAAGAGCAGTTCTGCCGACCGCAAAGTTATCCGAACCGCACACTTGCCAGGTGATTGATGCGGTGCTTCCACCTGCTGTGTCGGTTCCCTCTCTCGAAGCGATTTCTCGAATCGTCACGCCGTTGTTTGTGTAAACCGGCCCGCCTGTATAGCTCGTTAAGACAGAACCAAGTTCGAGCGGTGTGTATAAATCAGATGCCATTCTTTTGACCTACTCGTTGAAAATTCCAATGACTCCGCCACCCATGTTCTTCAGGAAGCGATTCATTTGCGCCAACTGACGATTGGCAATTCGTTGCTCCTTTAATGCTGCCGGATCGCTCACTTTTTGGATCGGTGGAGTTGCTCCGATCACTGCTGCACCGAAGGCTGAAAAAGTCCCCGTCTGACCTGGACGCTGACCGAGTTCTTCCTGCTTCGTTTCTTCTGGCTTTTCTGATTCGATGCCGAACTTCTCGTCGGTATCTTTCAAGAACTTGTCGAGAACCTTCGCTAGATCGTCATTTGCTTTTTCGATTTCATCGCTAGCCTTTGTGTCTTTCGGCTCCTCATCTTTCTTTTTGCCGGCATCACTTTTTGGCTTCTCTTTTTCAGGCACGACTCGATTTCTGCCATCTTCAATAATTGCCCGCAGTTCAGCCATTCGGTCTTGTCGTTTTTCTGCGTCGGCTGCACGTTGATCTCGCCTCGATTGCTGGCGTCTGCGAACTTCATCTCCCATCTCGTATCCAAATCTACGCATAGAATCGAACGGCGAATGGATGCCAAGATTGTTAGTAGCGAACTGCAAGCCTGGGTCTGTTTTCTTTAACGGCACGCGAGCGCCGATAGTCTTAACGCCGCTGCCAGATGTGAAATGATCGAGTGCGTTTTGATACATCTCGTTGTAAGCGTTTTCAAATCGGCGAACGACGCTTTGCAGTAGGTCTGCCAGTCCGGTAACCAGATGCGCGATGTCACGACCGATGTTCGATGTTGTGTCGAGAACGAAATCGACGAACGACACCCACGCTGATTTCAGTTCATCAGTCAGATCGAGCCAGACCAATTCCACAGAAGCAGCGAGAAGATTCCAGGCCCCCTGGATGTCACCGGCTGCTAACGCTTTGCCAATCGCATCCATCGACGCTTTCACTGCTTCCGCTAGCGGCCCGAAACGCTCTTTGAAAGCATCTATCGCTCGACCGCCGATGTCGGTGTATTGCACAATCGCATAACCAAGCGCTGCAACACCAGCTAATGCCAAGCCTACTGGCGAAAGTATTAGGCCAATGCCTTTTGCGAGAACACCAAACGCAATTCCGGCTGCTGTCAGAACTCCGCCAAGTCCGACTAAAGCGACACCGACACCACCGATGGCGATCATTCCCATTCCCAGAACACGCACCATCTCTTGATTTTCTTTGACGAAGGTTTTCAGAAAGCCAACGCCGTTGTTTAGATAACCTAAGAAATGAGCGAGCGGATCAAGCAGCGGTGCGCCAAGAGAAACAGCAACGTCGGTCAAAATTGCTTTTAACGCTTTGAGTCGGTTTGCAAAACTGCCGCTAGTTCGCAACGCATCGCCCTGCGCGGCAGTGGTTCCACGCATGATGATTGTCAGCCGAGCTTGTGCCTTCTGTGCTTCCGTCGCGGCTTTCGGGTCGATGCTGTTCTGCATCAGTTCTTGGTTGACTGCTGTCTGCGACAGAATCACACCATACTTTTTCATCACTTCGCCGCTTCCGGTCATCGCGGCCATCAGATCCTCGAAAGTCTTTTCTGGTGACATATTGTTGAAAGACGCCAGGTCAATCGCCAGAGCTGTCAATTCCTTGCTCATGTCTCTGGCTTTTTCATCCATAACACCCATCGGCACCAGTAAGTCTTGCATACTACTGAGCATCGACATCATGCTTTGCTCGCTGACGCCCATCGCTGTGGCTGTCGTCTCTCCCCAAGCCTGCATAGATTTGGCTGCGTCACCAAAAACCGTCGTGAACTTTCCCATCGTTTCTTGCATCTGCGATCCAGCTCTGATCGCAAGTGCCAATGGTGCGGCCATAGCTGCGGAAATAGCACCGCCGAGTCGCATGATGCTTTGGCCGTGACTTTTCAACGAATTAGAAAGCCTGTTCAGATCTGCCTGCACCCCCTTCGCACCGGCTGAGATCCGGTTTCGGATGCCGATCTCTACATAAGCATTTCCGGCTTTGATGTTTTTAGTTGCCATTCGTTTTTAACTCCCCACCACATTCGCCCAGGGTGAAAGGATGTTTCCCTTTTCTGTTTCTATCTCGAGTGCTGGTGTCATAAACGGACGCGGCGGATAAATTGCCGTTCTGATGCGTCGTTTCTGTCCAGGACGCAAACGCTTTCTAAGATCGCGTCTGTACCATCTGCCATCTGAAAAAGATTGCGTTTCATGTATGCGAACTTGGTCACCTAGCTCCATGATGCCAGGGACAGGAATCGAGCCTGTCGATGTCATGTTCACTTGGTTCAGTTTGACCGGCCCGACAATGCCGCCCTGGATTCGCGGATCGTAAGCAAAGAGGATCGTTTTCAGTCCGTATTGCTGCGAATGGATGCTCGGTGGCTTACCTGGCAAAGATGGCTTTTTTCGCCTCCTGAGAAGCGATCTAGCTCGAGTACGCACGAACGCCAAAGAGCGACTGATGGCTCGTCGTTTTTCTTTGTCGATTGCATTGTGAACGACTTTGCGATCAAAGAAAAAGTCTTTCATGTCAAACGTCAGTCGAAATGTTCCTGCCATTCTTTTTCGCCATCAGTTCGCGGTAAATTTTCCCAGGATCGCACGACTGCTTAGTTTGTGTTTTCCGTAACGGGTGGAAATCGTTACGAGAAAAACGTCCCTGAGCGTGCAGGTTTGCGTTCATCGACAACAGTTCTGCCGTGTGATCCCAATCCGACCGCATCTTGCTTTCCACTGCAAAATCCAGTTCGCGAATCGTGAACGCCCACGGTTCTAAGCCTGCTAACGCTGCTAACTCGGCGACCCATTGCCATCGTCGCCCAGCATCATTTCTTCCATCTCCTTCGTCGCTTGCTCTAAGAGTGAATCGACTTTCCCACTTTTCAGTAGGTCGTCCAATCGTCGCTGCGCTTTTTCCATCGCCTCGATCGAGCTTGCGGTTAGGCGAGCCAGTACGGTCTGGCCTAACCTCTGGAAAAAATTTTCCAGTTCTCGCAAGAAAGAGATGCTAGCCGACGCTGCGACTCCTTCACCATAAAACCGCAGCTCCAACTCCTCTGCGTCGATGCCACGATCCTTTGCCTGTTCCTCGACTAACAAAAAGACAAACGCGAGCCGATCGGTCAGACTGTTCATCACTTGCAAATGATGCTGAGTGTCGAGCAGATCCAATCCGAGCTTTTCGCGTAGTTGCCTAACCTTTCCGATCGTCAGAGCGATGTTCCAGGCTTGTCCTTCAGCGTCTTTGAAACTTTCCATTCTTTGCTCTCCGGTTTGCTCTCATCTGTTTTGGGTGAACTAACAGCCTGCCGACAGCGCGAGAGCATTTCGCTGTTTGCATAGACGACCTGGGAACGTGGCCCCGCTCCACTTTGATCGCACCAATCGCGGAGAGCGCCTTTCGGCATTTGCTCCGCGAGGTCTGCTAGTTCACCTCGTGTAATTGCGTCAAACATTTGACGTTACCTATGGTGTGGTGCCTGTGAGTGCATCGAAGTCCACTGATGCGCCAGCCGATGTGTAAGCGTCAGCCTTTGCAAACGGGATCGTGACGACAACGCCATCGTTTCCGTTAGCGGTTTCGCTAAACTCACCGAGAAGAACCGGACACTGCCAGCCAGTCGAATCACCATCAGTGATCGGGCCGTTCAGATGACCGAGTTCAATGATGTCTCCGGCATCTCGAGCGGTTTCGAGAGCTGAATAAACGCTGTCAGTTCCCTGCTTGCGAACGTACTCAAAAGAGCCGCTGAATCGCTTGTAGCCAGGAATGTTTGCGGTTTCGCTTGCACCGTGGAACTCGATCTCGGACAGGTTCGGCCCGCGATTGATTTGCACGTTCCTGGCTCGAACGATTTCTGTCCAGGTCTGCGATGCGTGCGTCGCACTGTTGTAGTAGAGGTATGTTTCCTTGCCGGAATACGCACCACGCGAAAGATCCGATGCCATTGGTTAGTCTCCTAGTCGTCGGTTGTGTCTTGATAGGTCAAACGAATAAGCGAAAGCCAAATGCCATCGCTGTATAGCTTTTGTGGATCGAACATGATTGGCTGCTCGATCCCAACGAACCGATGATCTGAAAGACCGGATTTTGCGAGCGCACCATTCGGCGTCCACAGTTCCAAAATGTCCTCCATCAGGTCGTCAAAACCGTCGCACGCTGCGACCTCCTGCGAGCGATGCGCACTGGAAACTGATCCGGTCAATGCAGGCGTGACACCGACCACACCGATCTCGATGATGATGTTTCTGGTGTCTGGCCCCTGGTCAATTTCCAGCTCTCGCTCTGCAACTCGCACTGCGATCTTTGGCCCAGCGGTTAGTTCTTCGCGTGTGTAATGCGGCACGATGAACGCCTCGACGGTTTGGCCCGTCAGACGAGAATCGAGTTCCGTTATTACTGCATCACGCAGGTCACTAGCTCGCGACACGTTTCACACAATGGATTCGCAGGAAAGTCTTTCGTCCGTCCGAATACTGCCAGGCTGTCCCTTCGGTGCCTGGCAATACGTCATAAACGCTTCCGTCTGCTTTCTCGATCTGATCCCCTCGCTGCGGCAGAACCGTTGCACTGTCCAGGACAAGCGCTGATGGCTTGACCAGGAAGTCCACTGTCTTGGACAGTGGCCGGATCTCTCCGGTGGTCGCTACTTCGTCAAACTGCGACTGGCCGACGACTGCGGTGATCGACACATTGGACGATCCACGCCTATAGGTCACCGTTTCACCAGCCGCGACGTTCAGCGTCGTAACGTGCGCGGCGAGAGCATCATCGAGGAGCGACATTAGGCAACCACTGCCTCGGTTTGCACGATCTGATCACTGACGATGATCGGGATGCCTTCGACTTCGGTTGGTCGAGGTGCAGGTGCGCCGGTCGCGTTGGTTGCGGTGCGGCTTTCGCGGAGCAACTTCAGTGCGGTGCGGTTCATGCAGATGTGCGTCGGCTGAAGCGATGCTGGGAACAGCGACAAAGCCTGGTAGATTTTGTCGTCGTCCAGAGCGGTTTCGACGTTGGCAATACGAGCTGCGGAATACTTGCTTCCGAGCTGGAGAGCCATGTAAGCAACGATTGGAACGACCCAAGCGTCATAGCGTCCGCTGGCACCTTCAATCATCGACTGGTAAGCAGATCCGATGTCAATGTTGCCGTTGTCGCCGAACACCGAGCAGATGCCGGTTGCGTCTGGCGTAGCGCGAAGCAGATAGACGCTGGACTGAACACCAACGGAAGATCCGCCACCGTCGATCACCATGTCATCGGACAAGCCATTCAGGTCGCCGCTGTTGTATAGGCCATTGAAGCCAGAGGAATCACCGTTGCTGCTGGTGCCGTAGAACACCTGACGCTCAGCTTTTGCGAAAGCACTTTGCAGATGGCTGCGAGCTTCCATCGAAGCTAGCTCGGAGTTGTAGATCGCTGCATCCATGTCGAATGAAGCATCCAAGATTTGCAACGTCTCGGTGATGGTGGTTCGAGCGGTGTAATCGTGATCGCGACCGTCGTTCAGTGAACGGAAGCCAACGGTCGGCTCGGTGGTCATCTTGTTGTATTTGTGAAGCGTGCCGTTACTGGCTCCGACTGCTGGAAGTGCAGCAAGTACGGGTGCATCACGAAGCAAATCGCTGATCTCGACGTCTGCGACGTTCTGATCGTTGATCTTTACAAGTTCGCTGATAGGTAGTGGTGTAGATGCCATTGGTTTAGTTCCTCTTTTTCAGATGTTGTTTTGGGTTGATCAGTTTTCGCTTTGATTGCTGAAGAAATCAGACAGACGCTTTTTGTCGTTGACTTGTAGTTCGCCGACTTCGATCGGTTCTTCGCCAACACTTGCGGCTGCTTCGAGTTGCTCTCTGACAGCACTCAACTCGCCTTTGAGTTGGTCAACTTGCTCAGAAAGCATTTCGCACTGACGACCCAGTGCTTCCTCGAGTTCGATTCCTTCGCTGAACCATTTCTGGCCGTTCTCCGATCCGAACCGATCGACGTAAGCCGACAACTCAGACAGGAAATCTTCGCGAGTGAATGACTCGACGACGGGTGCGGAGTCCGAAGCGACGGCCTCCACGACTTCGGGTTTCTCCGACATCTCAGGTAACTCCTGGTCACGGGGAACGATGGAAAACTGATGGCGATCGAGCCATCGACGCAAAAACTGACTCGCACGATCGGCATCAACGCCGAACGCCAGAGCCTTTGGTTTGGTATCGCTGAATCCTGCTGCGTAAGTCAGCAAGTCATCAACGTCGCGAGCGAGTCCTTGGCGATCGAACAATCCCTCTGGATTCGCTGCTGGCTCGTCCACGATGTCCGCTGCTCTGAGCTTTGCCAGGCGAACATGCGGCAAGTTCCGCAAGTTGTCCTCGTCAGGCGACATGAACGAATCACCGCTGAACTTGGTCATGAACTTTTGCTCTGCTTCCTGATCATGCTCAAACACGATCGAAAGACCGGCTGCTGCTGGATCTTCTTCCGCCAGCTTCATGACGTACTCGGCCAAATCGCCTTCCGGCGTTGCGTGTGCTGATTGAGCGAAATGCAGATCACCGATGACCTTTTCACCTTCCACTCGCACGTCCTTCAATCTGCCTAGATGCCGGCCCATGCCATCGGCTGACATGCTCGGATGAGTGAAACGGGATTTAATTCCGTTGTTGCTCTGGTTGGCGAACTCGGCGACCTGCATCAGCGTCACTTCGTCGATCCACATATCGTGGCCGAGTGCTTCGCCTTTAGCGATCAACGAAACGCCAGACAGCAATCCTGCGTTGTAATCGCCGTCCACTCGTGACACCTGGACAGGTGCGTCCACGGTTGCACGAGCGCCTCGGAATAGTGTTTCTTTCACTGGTAGTTCTGGGTGCGTCATTCGCCTGCGTCCTCTTGTTGGGGTTGCTGGACTTCCTGCATTGCGAACTCAACCGGCACGCCTTTTTCTTCTGCATAAGCGAGCGCCTTACTGATGGCGTCCACGTTGTCGAAGTAATCAGTCCCGGTTGCCCGACAGATCCGCTGCGGCGTGTCGAGTCCTGCTTTGATGGCCGCGATGTGGCCGTTGATTTCTTTGGATGGATCCCACCAGGGCATCCCGCGCGGCACCCACTCGAACGCGATGTCTGACTGTCGCATGTTGGTTGGTAGCACTAAACGGCCACTAGCGATCCAGCTTTGCAGCTTCCACTGGGTGTAATTTCGACGCATCTCGATCTGGTCGTCTCGCTTGTCCTTGCAGCTCCGCTCGTAATGAAGCCAGGCTGCACGAGAGCCAAAGAAGTTCGTGTGCGATTCGTCGTAGAACGAAAACGGGATGTCCAGCGACTTCAAAGCCACCTGCAACACCAACTGCGTGAAGTTCTGAAACTCCGTCGATGGTTGCTTACTCTCGATGATCTCGGCTTTCTCGCCTGGATTCAGGTCGATGTATCTGGTGTCCGATTTGACGAACGCCTGGAAGCCTCGAGGTTCTTCGATCGAATCACCATCTGCGTCGATCGTTCCCTGCTCTGGATCTGCTTCAACCGGAAGCACGCTGTCTGGTGAATCACGGTAGAACGCCATCGCAAAGAGTTGCGAGACTTTTGCTTTCGCTAGTGCAAACGAGAAGTTTTCATAGACATCACGCAGCGGATTCAGGGCCGATACCAACGGTGACACGCCACGCACCTGGTCGGCTGCGTAACGGTCAAAGAATCCATAGTGGATCAGGTTCGTTGCGTTGACTCGCCTGGCGAACTCGGTGCTGCTGTAGCCGTCACGCTTGTGGATTCCGTATGCGAGCGGACGACCAAAGCCGTTGATCAGCACTCCGTTGATCCATTGTTCGTTCTGCGGGATGCGGTTCGGATCACGCACCAGATCAGCCTGAATGCCCTGCATCCGACCGTCGCGGAGTTTGACCAGGAGTGTATCGCCATCGAGAACTCGACGAGCTTCGGCAAGCCGGAATAGCTTTTCGCGAGTGAACCGGCCAGAGATGTCGGCCCTGGACGGACGCGAATCTTCCGCCATCAGCGTTTCGATCTGCCGGTTGATTGCTTCGTCCTCGTTCCTACCGTGGAACTCAAACTGAGCTACATAATCCAGATGACGGCGAACCATCCAGCCGGCGAGCGACAGATTGCGAACTAGATCCGCAGAACTGGCCTGCAATCCTCGATGCTTATTGCCTCGAGTGTGATAATCCTCGCGGTAGACCGCGCGGCTGATCTTTTTGCGACGTCCTTGCGGCTCGAGAGCATCGTAGCCGAACATCGACTGAATACGGTTTAACAGACCGGCCATCAGCCACCCCAGATGTTGATGCGTGCTGTTGCTGGTCTTTTGCTGCGCTGGCTTTGCAGCATTTGCAGGTAGCGATCACGCTCCGCCTTCTTGGTCGCCAGGTTCACTTTCGTGCTGGTGCCATCGGTCGTGACGCTTTCAATGCCCGCTGAGATTTCTGAATCCAGCGTGCGAATCTTTGTCTCGAGTTCTTCCTGCGTATACATGCAGGAGATTGTCAACCATATTTTGCGATTTGAGACATTTCAGGAGTACGCAACGCGGACAAAGTTTCCTCGTCGAACTCAAATCGCTGATCGACTCTAGCTTGGCCGCACTTCAAGCAGACGCATCGTGATTTTGTGAGACTGACGTACTGGGTGCCGGATGGAATGTTTGACACATCACGCCAGGTTCGTCCTGGCCCTAGCACTTGGCTGTTGCTGTATTTGGATCGCCTGGTGCTTCCGCATCGCTGGCACTTAGTCGGAATCGTTACTCCCGACGCCTGCTGGTGTGTTTTCCTTTTCGCTTTTGCCATCTCAGAATCCTTAGAAATCGACGAACGAGCGACGTGCTTTTGGTTTTGGACGTGAAACGGGTTGCGTTTGTGCGCCGCCAGGCAACGGAACACCAATCAAAGACGCTGCGACAGTGCAGCCGACGAACGTATCGAACCAGTGGTTTTCCTGGTTAGGTCTTTGTTTCCACTGAACGACTGTCCTGCCTTTTGCGGTTGTCGGAATCGGTTCCTCAGCCACCAGATGATCGCAATAGTGCGAATGATCGACTCGATGGTTTCCGTACAGTGTCCACTCGCCTGCTGTCTGCCGTTTTTGCATCAAACGTGCCGCTGCGAGTGACTTCCAGTAGTTAGCGTCGAATCTGATAATCGGCACTCCGCTGACGCTTTCTCGTGGGATGTACCAGCGAGGCCGCTGTGGATTCGGCCCAGCTCGACGCATCTTTTTTGCGCTGACATCGTATTCGGGCATTGGCTTTTCTGTCGGCCCTATACCGACACCGCGAGATCCATAGCAGACGTTTCCAAAGTTTGACAGTCTGATGCCTTTAGAAACTTCCTCTGGCTTGTATCCGATATCGAATAGCATTGCCGCAAGTTGCAAAGTCTCACCATCCGGCGTTGCGTAAACTTTCGAGCCGATCGTGTCTGCAACATGCTGAACACCGAGAACGATCGCCTCCTCGGAGCTTTCCGCTTTTGTGACGTCTTGCAGCTTCTTCTTGAGATTGTGCATCGAGAAGTGCGGCAACGGTTGCTCTGGGAATGTTCCATAGTCGATGATCGTCCCTGTAAAGTCATTTTTGATTGCCGCCACAGACCAATACAGAATCGCATCATGGATGTCGCAGTGTGCAACGACGGCTGCTGCGTTGTGCGGAATGACATACCGATCAAGTCCGCTAAACCGCTCGCGGACTTCGTTCTTTCTGACTTGGCTGATGCCTGCTGCCGATGTTCGCTTTGGCTCGTTCTGGCACTCCGACGAAAACACGTCCTCGCCATCGTCGCATAGGATGTTCATCGCGTGCTGGATTGCTGACACCTCGCCATCTTCCAGCGGTATAAAGTGCCAGGCTACCTGAGCACCTTCGTCCATCACTTCGCGGTTGTCTAGGTAATACTGCGTCGCTCGCTCGTGTGCTTTGCGTTGCTCGCCTATCACATCAGGATCGTAGTCGTCACGGATCTGCTTGTATTTCGTTAGCCAATGTGTCTCGATGGCTTTTGGCATTTCCTCGAGCATCTTGACCCTAACCGCCTGCCACTCTGGGTGCAGTTTATGGTCGGCCAACTGATCGACCATATCACCATCTGCGATTACGGTTGCATTCATCACAGCCGCGACCTTCTGGCCGTGACCGCCAAGACGCAGTATCGACTTTTGCAGCGTGTTCATTCGCTTTGCCACCTGAGTTGGTGACATTGCGGATTCGTCGGTCTGTGGATCGTCGATGATCACAAGATCCGGACGCAGTTGCTTTCCATCTGGTCGTTTGAATCGCATCCCGCGACTGGCTGCGGTGTAACCTTTCGATCGAATGATGCTGCCGCTGGCTGGCGATCCTTCTATAGTCGGCAACACGATCGCATCTGCTGTCCAGCCTATGTGCGTCAGTTTTCCCTTGTGCGTCTGCGTCAGGCACCGCTGCGGACGTCCCTCGAGTTTTCTGATCGGATGGCAGACCTCAGGAAAGTCATCCATCAGAAGATCGTTTTCTTGCAGCTCCGACTTGATCGAGCCGATTGCGTCCGATGCGTCGTCACCAGTTGCACCGAACAGCACCGCATAGGAACGATGGCCGTAAAGTGCTGCCCAGATGATCGCGTTCTCGGACTTGGTACTTTTGGCAAACCCTCGCGGCTCGCAATTCAATACGCGACCAGATCCAGTGATTGCTCCTTGGATTCGCTCAAGAACGTTGGTTTGTGCCGATCCGAATGGAGCGAGTCCAGTAGAGTGTGGAAAGTAGGTCTGCTCAAAAAGATGCAGATCGTACTTGCAAGCACGACGTCTTGTCATGTTTACCACCGGCGGGATCTCGCCGATGTCTGATGCTTTAGCGAATTGCTCTCTACTTCGCTCGCTTTGACGCTTCCGCCTTTTTTCGACTTCGGTCAATGCTGCTTCTGCGATCAAAACATGCTCACCATCTATTTTGAAAACTGTAGGGAAAAAAAGTTACGGGAATCGAC